ACGAAATACGGCGCGAAACCGCCCCAGTCCTTTACGACTGAGCGCCGAGCGAGCCTTGTTAATAAACTTTTTGCAAGCATGCCGGCTGCGTAATCATTAGCATATGCTTCTGCAGCAGCCGCGCCATCCTCTTTTGACATAACGCCAGTCGTCATCAGACCAGCAAGCTTTACCGGCATTGCGGACATAGCTGTAGCATTTACTTCGTCCAAGACACCCTTCTCGACGCCTTGCGCAATCTGCACTCGTAAGAGCACAAATCCGGTAAGGGCGTCAATTGCGGCGTCGTTGGCGTCGTCAGTATCAGCTTTAGCAAGGTTATCAGGCGACACGAAAATCGTATGCGTCTGTTGTTTACCAGTGCTAACGCCCAGCCTATCTTCATTTCCGTTGCCAGTAGCGCCGTCGCCAAACTGCACGTTGTATGTGATCTTTGCAGATTTATCAGCAACTGTATTTGCATTGCGCGTCAGCGTGCGTAATGCTTGGATTGCCTTATTTTTGAGCTCGTTATCTGCAGTCTGATAAGACGAACGAAAGCTAGAAAACGAGTTGCGAAACAATCGGCTAGGAGAATAGTCCTGGTAACCACCATATCGGAAACTATTCTTCTTGTACCACCTAGAGTCTGAGTCATCGAACGCTTCGTCGTACGAATACGCCTTGTGCGACGATGACCCGCCTGAAAATCCGGTGACACGCTTCGAGCGACTGTCGTCGAATTCAGACCACCAACTTTCGTTATCGTCTTCCCAGATGCTCTTCGGCTTCGATTTCGGCGTAGCGTCGGCGGCGGGTTTTTCAACCTCGCCGCCTTCGCTGTCCGCTGATTTGTCGCCGAAGGTTTCTTTGGACCGCCAGCTCCAACCGCTCATTTAGGCACCTTTCTTAGCAGCCTTTTCAGCTGCAGCTGCAATCATGTCGCCGAACTTGCCCTGGATAATACTTTGGACGCGGACACGCTCAGAATCGTCATCGCCATCAGCCGAGAAGTGGTTGATGATGGTGAACGTGAGAGTATCCACGCCGCCGATCGCGAAGTCGTGCGCGGCAGCAATAAGCTGACGAGTCGACAGGCTTTCAGTTAGCGACGCGGAAATACCGGTCGCATCTTGACGGATCTTGTGAGCCATCTGAACAAGCCGCGTTGCCAGATTCTCGTCGATGCCGACACGCTTTACGAGAAGCGCAATTTCGTCGGCTTCGCCCAGATAACTGAGCTCGACTACGCGGGGGAAACGGTCACGAATAGCGCGGTCAAGCGCCGACGTGCCGGTATAACCCGCACCCTCATTCATAGACGAGAAGAAGACAGTGCCAGGACCAACACAGATCTTATCGCCCTTCTCCTCAAGATACGTGAATCGGCGAGCGTCGAGCAGCGGCATCAGCGTGTTAAGCAGATGCGGATTTGCACGATTTAGCTCGTCGAGTAGGATCACGTGGTTGCCGGCAGCGACTGCCTTTACGAACTGGCTCTCGTGCCAGTACACAGTGCCTTCTCGGGCTGTCTTGTAGCCGAACCAGTCGCGGGCCTCGCGAAGGTTAGCGCAGTCCATAATCAGCAGCGGCAGGCCGAGCCGAGCAGCGAACTGAATCGCGAGCTCGGTTTTGCCGCAGCCGTGCGGGCCGATCAGATTCACATTTTGCGGGCAGTTCTGTCTCGAGATCTGAAGGATCTTGAACAGCTGCGCCACTTGCTCATTAATAATATACGTATCGTCGGGTTTCGGCATGAAAACACCGCTTACGTCGGCCTCGTCGTTGAGCTCTGGCGCGCTCTTTAGCTTGAGCTCGGGCTTTTCCATCGTTGCCGTCGCGCTCTCGCCAGTCAGTCGTCCGAAACCGAAATTAGCTGTAGCCGTTGCCATCTTGATTGATTCCACCGGGGTGTTGTCTTCATCGGCATTTTCTTCTTTGTCGCCCGCAGGCGGCGTGCTAGCACTTGGGGCCGGAGTAAAAGTGCTAGGCGCTGACCACCACAAACCGTTTCCGGGTTGCGCGGCCAGAATTGCATTGATCAGCTTTTTGTTTGCTTCGAGAACATTTGCAATTGTCTTTAACGCGTCGTACTGCGCAGGCGACGTAGTTAATGTGTCTAACGCTTTTGCCAGGGTAGGCACTACAGCGTTTAATTGATTTACTACATTGCTCGAATAAACGCCGCTTTTAATAGCGTCAGCAAGGAAACCGACAAGTGCGGCCGCCGCGTGCTGCACAGGTGTCGCCGTCGGCACTTCTACAATTGCGGAATCAATAGCGGTAACAGCGCCGCTAGAAACCTTTGCCCGCATTTCGCCAAGCGAGGTGATCGAATCGGCGTCTTCCGCGTCGACTAAGGCAACGTTAAATTCGAAATCGGCGAATTCCATTTTTTCGTGATTTTTTGCCGGACGCCCACGCGTGCTGGGATACACGCCTAAAAGCGAAGTGCGGGCAAACGCAGTGTCGAGGTCCGGGGTGGCACTTGTATCAACGCCAAGATAGATGTACATGAGTTCCGTAGGGGGTAAAAGGTTTGCCATTATGGTGGCGATCAGTCATCGACTATTTGGCGGTCGCGGTCAAGCGAGGCGCCTAGACAATAAAAAACCCCGGCGCAAGTTGGCTGTTTTTGGCAGCTTGGCTTGCGCCGGGGTCTAAATTTTTGGCCGCAGCGCGTTTAGACGCGGTTGCTGACCTTGTTGCACAGATTCAAGAGTGACAGCGCCCGATCGTACCCGCCGACTGTGTGGATGAAGTCGGCCGCGGCTTCGAGCTGTCCGTCAATTTCACTCATCGAACCGCTAGCGCTGGACTCGCTAACAGGGGCTTTACGCTTGAGGGTCGCGCGCTTTGTTTCAGCCGGCTCCTCGTGCGTACTGGCCTTTGCAGTCTTCGGCTTTCCGCCGCCACCCTTGCGCATTGCTGGAATGCCCATTGCGCGCATTGTGATAGAAACCTGCGACGCGTTTACTTCGACGCCGCGCTTTTCCAATGCCGCAATGATATCCCGCGGACGCAATTCTGCGCCTGCTGCCTTTTTAGCCGCAATAACTTCGCGGATATGTTCGGCCTTTGTCTTGGCCCCGGCAACACTCTTCTTAGCCATTTTCTTACCTCTTGGATTTGTAGCTTCTTTTACGGAAGCTTCTGTTGGGTTATCCTCGGTCGACTCAGTTTCGGGATCCTTCCCAAGAGCTTCTGCTTCATCAGCGTCGGCGTCTTCGTCATCCTCGTCTTCTTCGTCGACTTCATCATCGTCGTCGACTTCTTCTTCGTCCTCATCGATGTCTTCGTCGTCATCGTCTGAGGCTGACGCAGCGGCTTGAGCTTGCTTTTGCTTGCTCTGCAAATATTTTTCGCATTTTGCGTCGCTGTCTACGCTGCTTTCGTCGTCCCAGCAGCTCTCTGCTTCTGTCATACTCTGCCTAACCATTTCGGCCTCCAGTTAGAACAGCCCGGGCATAGCCGAGCTGATGGTCACTAAACAAACCATACGCTAGGTTTGCATATCTTTCAAACGTCCGGCAAAATTTTGCTAGTCGTTTTGTTGCGGATCCGGAATAAACGCAAAATACAGCCGCGGCTTATCGATAAACCCTACGGTGCCGGGGATGCCGTTATCACGGCTGATAACGTGAACTATTGGGCCATCAAAAAACTGCACACCAAAATTTTCAAGCAGTTCTTTATCGTCCCAGACAGTTCCGTACTTCTGCTCTAGATCGCCGCGAACTTCTGCGGGATCTTTCTTTTCGTAGTACTCGCGCAACGTTACGACTAGCAACTGACCGTCATCGGAACTAGATACGGTCATTTTTGCTCCGTGGTTGCGTTCTCAGCCAGTTGCTGCAGTTTTTGTAGTTCTTCTTGCCGGGCACGAATTTCTGTCACCATGTTGCTCGCCATCTTGTCGAAGGCTTTGATCTGGGTGAACATATCACGGTGAACGTCTACACCAAATGCAGACAAACGACCGAGCATCTGCAATAACCCAGCCAGATACGGCGGGCTTTCGTCTCTTAATCGCAATAGCCCGGCCGGCACGCCATCAAGTTGTGGCGCCCAAAGCGGAACGATAGCGACAGCTTGCAGTTCTGGAATTTGTTCTATTGCAGTTTGCGCGAATACATTTGCGCGTGAAAAGAATTCCAGGTCACAGGCTTGTTTTTCAGATTCAATGACGGGCGATTCAGGGGAGTTCTGCGGGTTGGTCATAACGCATCCTAGCTGGTAAACAGGCGTCAAGTAGGTTAGAGGCTCTCGTTGCTGCCAGTCCGTATACGATAACTCGCACTATGTCATTGGCAATACCCCCGAAAAAATTTCCGAGAATTAGCGCCAACAGCAAATAAACCGGGATATGGTAGCTTTTGCAGAACGGACACAATAGTAGCTCCGTCCACAAACTTTTGAACGACCCGTATTTGGCCGTGTCGTTCCAGGCTTGCACGTAAGCTCTGGCTGTGGCAAAAATACTTCCTTTGTGCCACACTTCAATAATTGCGCCGGTTGCCAAAACTACGGCGATAAAATCTACGGCATTAAATTTGCTTTCCATTTAGCGCCTCATTTGTTTCGTCTGCGGCTTTTGTTCCTTGCCGCGTCCGCACTGTTTGTAAAGACAAGTCCAAAATAAATGGCGCATAAAGCTGATGCAAGGCCAGTAAAGCCCAACACAGGAAAACACAGCACGCTTGCGCCGAGTAAAAGCGCTGAAAATCCAATAAGTGTGTTTCCATTGTTATTCGAGCTCATTTTGTAATTCCGTTGCGAGGTGTGGTCTATGGCAACAGGGTTTGTTCCAATGCCAGCAAGGGACCGGGCTCGCGACGTGTTTTAAGATATCGCGTTGTAGGTATAAAGAGTAGACTTGGGTAGCGTTGATTAAAAGCTGGGGCGAGCGCTCTGGAGCAACCCGCCCCAGCTCGATGCTTTTAAGCTTTGGGCGTAAAGAGTATCTTGACAAGACCAAAAAAGATCTGAAATACGCCAATAAATATGGAAAACACGCTAAACACCAGTGTCTGCCCGACAACGTTTACGCCGTCTTCTAGCCACTGCAGATCTGCATCGTCTTTGCCGCGATAATACTTACCATTCTTACACCGACCCATATGTCACCAGATATGTTGCAGGATATGGCCCTGCCGCCTGAACAAATAGCTGAGATTCCCAACAAAGGGATTCAATCACTTGTTCAAGAATTAGTGTCTATAGATTGCGTTGACGCTCACTCATTTAGCGCTCGCGCAACCATTCTCGCTGAATTGGCTGAGAAGAAATTTTTCCCGTCCTTGGAGCCAATTTTACCGCTGGTTTTAAACCTCAACGGTAAGCCGTATACGCTTGTTCACCATTATCCTTTTGCCCCAATGTTCAGACTTTTGATGAGTAAGAACTTGGTGCTCAAGACAGGGCGACAGGTATCGAAATCAACATCTTTAGCGGCGCACGGTGTTGTACTTGCGAATTGTTTACCTTACTTCAAAACGCTTTATGTCACTCCGCTGTTTGAGCAGATTAGACGTTTTAGTAACAACTACGTGCGCCCCTTTATTGATCAGTCTCCGGTAAAGAGCCAATGGTCCGGAACTGATACTGAAAACAACGTGTTGCAACGTTCATTCAAGAACAAGAGCATCATGCTGTTCAGTTTTGCATTGCTCGACGCTGACCGTGTTCGTGGTGTGAGCGCCGACAGAGTTTGTTTTGACGAAGTGCAGGACATGGATCCGGATCATATTCCGATCATTCAAGAAACCATGTCGTACAGTAAATTTGGCCTCACGCATTTTACGGGCACGCCGAAGTCGATGGATAACCCGCTTGAGGGACTGTATAAGCGCTCGAGTGGCGCTGAGTGGTTTATTCCGTGCGAATCATGCAAGCACTGGAATATCCCGTCAATCGATCACGACCTTGATGCGATGATAGGGGATTACAACATCCACATATCAGAGAAGTACCCTGGCACTGTATGCGCAAAGTGCCGTAAGCCAATTAATCCGCGGCAGGGCCGTTGGGTACACCGCAATCCAGATAGGCGCTGGCAGTTTGCTGGCTATCACGTGCCTCAATTGATTTTGCCTCTGCACTTCGCAGACGCAGAGAAGTGGTCTACGTTGCTGCTCAAGCGCGAAGGTTTTGGCAACATGACGCAGGCTCAGTTCTACAACGAAGTCTTGGGCGAATCTATTGACTCGGGCCAAAAGCTAGTAACAGAAACAGAGTTAAAAGCAGCGTGCCAGTTAACGTGGGAGAATAAAAAAGAACCAGACCCGCAATGCCTAGACACGTTAAACAGATACAAACATCGCGTACTAGCGATTGACTGGGGTGGGGGCGGCGAGGAGGGTATTTCATTTACAGTTCTCGCGGTACTTGGTTTTGCCCACGACGGCACTATTGATGTGCTGTGGGGAAAGCGCATTGTACTAGGCGCGGATCATCTTGCCGAGGCTGTCGAATGCATGCGCTGGGCTGAGAAATTCCGCGTTGATTATGTCGCTCACGATTATACTGGCGCCGGCACTGTTCGCGAGACTGTCATGGTGCAGGCTGGCTTTAATTTAGATAAGGTCATGGCTGTGCGTCTTGTTCGCGCTGCAAGTCAGGACATTATGGTGTTTAAGCCAGCTACGGCTATTAATCATCGTCAGCATTACTCGCTGGATAAAACACGGTCGCTGTTGTATACGTGTCAGGCTATTAAATTAAAACGTGTTAGGTTTTTTCAATATGACTGGGCATCGCAAGATAACCCCGGACTAATCTCGGACTTCCTTGCTCTTGTGGAGAACAAAGCCGAATCGAGACTAGCCGGGGATATCTATACGATCACGCGAAATACACTACTTAGCGACGACTTTGCGCAAGCGGTAAACATTGGCTGCGCATCCGTGTGGCATATTAATGATGCGTGGCCCAATTTTGCAGAGATTGCAGGTTTGGGCGCTATTAGCTCGCGTGCTGCCATTACCGAAAATCCGGAAGAATGGCTAGACGACGACACCGGCCGCGGTTACTTCGGGATGCCCTGAGTTTTTCTCTTGGTCATCTTTTGGAATTACCTTCAGCTGATCTGGCGGGCATACGCAGCTAAGCGATCTGCCGTTTTCCCACTTGATCAGAAACTGCAGCTGATTTTTCCGGTTATTCAGCATAGTCAGATCCGAAATAAGCTCGACTGTGCCTTTTGTGCCTGCCGGCACCGGATTTGGGTCGTCGGGCATTGCCAGCAGCATAACGCGGTCACCGACCTTGATGTTATGGATGTTGGTCATTTAGTGCGCTCCAGAAACGAGGCTGAACTTGGCCGAGACCAGCTGCGCCTCGATAAGCGCCGATTCGTATCGCCCCTTGGCTAGAATACGGTTCGACACTGCCTCGCGCAGCTTGGCAAGATAGTCTGAATAGTCGCGGTCTGTATTGACGATTGCTTCCGCAGACGAGAATGAATGCGGCTTACTCGTCATGGGGTTATCGCCGGCTGCCATAATGCGCTGAACAGCCGCCATCTTTACTGCCGTTCTACCGTCTTCGACGCTCATCTCATTAGCGACAGATTGGGCGTAGTGCTCAGTAGCGTCGGCAATGTTCTTCAGCAACTTGTCACCGTCAGTGATCATAGAAACTCCTAGTTAAGTGAGGGGTCAAAAGTTGTACGCGGTGGTTGATATTCAGAAAAACCGAGGAGTTTAAACACCTTGGCTATCCGACGATTTGTTTCTTCATCTGGATTGCCGACGATCAGTTTAAACTCTTTACCTTTTTTGTTGATTTCAAATATGCTCAGGGAACCAGGCACAGCCCATGTAGCGCCATTTTTTAGTATGCGCACCATGTTTTGCTGCCAAGCAATATCGGATGGTGTTGGTTCCCAGTTTGTATCAGGGATCATTGCAGCCTCGTGTGTGAAGTTGTCGGCAGCCGCGCCCCGGGACAGGATAATCCCGGGGCGCTAAGCTGCCAAACAATTAGGCGCGGACGAGCGAACGACCGCGCTTCTTGGGCGTTTCTTCACTGTCGTTTGCAGCTGCCGACGGCTTAGCTAGCCCTTCGGTCAGACACGTTGCCGTGAAGCGACCGAAACGAGGACGCCATTCGCACAGGCCGCTCATGGTGCCGGCCTTCTTGATCCAACGATCAAGCTGCTCGAAATTGATAATAGAGTCTTCGTACATCAACGCGACATTAAGCGACCAATCGTGAAAGATCGGGCGCGTCGAAATGATGCGGCTGTTGCTGCGCACAACAGGGACCGTGAACCGGAAACCTTCGGCATAAGGCGTCGGTCGCGGTGTGGTGTCCGCAAACAACTCTTCAGGTGTGCGCGGGCCGTCATACTCGAGCTTGAAGTAGCCGGGGTCAGCCCCGAATACGGCGCTCTGGGCAATCTTGCCTTCTTTTGTTTTCTTGGCGCCCTCGCGGATCGCTGCGGTGATGTTATCCGCAGGAACAATCGGGCCAACGCCTGGGGCCATATAGAGGCTACCAGCGTGCTCGATACGGGCCATTTCTTCATGATCTGCGTCGGTCTTCATCCGCTTGGATGTGATCGACTTCAGCTCTTTTGCAAACCGATTCATCGTATCGGCCATCTGCGCGCACTTCACCACCAACGGAGCGTCGCCGGTCAGCTTATACTCAACTCGTACCCAACTCATCGTACAATCTCCTTGCGGGTTTGTGTAACAGCCACTATGAAATTACAACCGAGGTCTTTCTTTTTGTATCGACGTCGGCGAATTACATTCGTGATTGCTTCGTGGCACTCACTACACAGCGTAATGAGATCAAGTTCAACATCTTCATGTCCAAAACGTTCGTACGTTTTGTGATGAATCTCCAATCGATATTCAGAACCATCGTGATGGCAGGTTTGGCACATATGCCTATCAATGTTTAAGCGTAATTGTCGCTTTTCCTCCCACACGTGACTGCAGATATGTTCGTTGTATCCTGGCGGCCTATGTTCTGGTGCCGCTATTACTGAACTAAATCGGGTCATTTTTCATTCCTTGAATTTGAAGCAAATAACAAGTAACCCAACCTTGTATTGCCTTACCATGCCGTATTGTTTTTGAAAAAAAGCCGTGCCGAACCGGGCATTGCCATACAATACCGCGCCTTGCCTTGCGTCGTTTGTTTGAAATTAAAAGCCGTGCCTTGCCGGACCAAACCAGACGCTAACTAACCGAACCTTGCCTTGCCGAGTTTGTTTGAAAATAAAAGCCGAGCCGCACCATGCCGCACGCCACCTGACCGTACTGTGCCTTGCCGCGCCGAACCGAAATTTTTTAAAATAAACGCCAAGCCATGCCAAACCTGACTAAGACGAGCCTTACGCCGCCATGTTGGTTTGAAAATAAAAGCCTAGCCGTGCCTAACCTGGCCCTGCCTAGACTCGCCACGCGAGATTAGAGTGCGTCAAATGCGCATTCACCCGGCGCCAGCTGATGTACCCAACCTATGTCAGGTATGTGCTGTAGCGCCGGTTGTTTAGGAGAATTATCAGATTCGCAAAGTAGTACGCATTTACATCCGCACCGCTCTGCTATTTTGACTACGTTGGCGCGATAGACAGACACAGGCCGCGAACAGTCCAATAAGTTGGATGTGATAAGCGCCTGCACGCCAAGTGAGCAAAAACCTCTGCGTCGGTATTCATGATCCGTGAAGCATTCGATTGTTTGAACGTTGACAAGTTTGCCCTTGTAGCGCTCAACAAATCGCCGCGTACCGACCCACGCGACAAATGTTTCGTTATGCCAGATCATCGCTATGTTCATCGCCTCCTTTGGCCCCATTGTGGGCTTGAGATAGCGCATAGCCAATTCTTCTTGCATGTTATAGCCAGGATTAGATAACCGGCTATAAATTGCTGTGACGTCAATAAGACGCAACTTATTGATATCTCTGATGTGGATTTTGAATAGCGGCATAATAAGAGCCCCCAGATGGAATCAAACCATCATCGGCTGATTACAAATCAGCTGCATTATCGTTATGCTATGGGGGCAGTTTTAATTGACCAATTGAATTGTTTGGCTGTTTTTCGCCTATGGCAATTCGCGCAGCGCACGACGCATTTTTTAATTTCTTGTTTTACCGCTTTTGCGCTACTGTTTTTTAGACGAGAAATTACATTACGTTTCTCGCCGCGCACGTGATCAAATTCTAAAACAACAGGATCTGTTTCGCCGCAGTCGACGCACGGGTGGGCGCTTAAATATGCACAAACAAACGTGTGCGCCTTTTCTCGCGCTTTACGGCGATTTTGTTTTATGTACTGCCGACGTTCTGGATGCGCCGCGTAGTGCGCGCGATCATACGCTTGTTTGCAAGGTCTGCACATGCTTATGCAACCTGTTTTTACGCCCGCTCTTTTTTGGAATTCTGAATACAGTTTGATTTTTTTGCATTTCGTGCATTTTTTACGCATACCGTTGTTCCTCCATGAACATACGGCATATTGTAGCTATTACAAACCGTGATTACAAACCAATCTATCGCCAGCGTTAAATAAATTATTCTGCGTCGTCGATATCGTCGTCGTCGAAGTATTCAGGATCTTCATCGTCGTCATCGTCTTCGTCGTAATCTGACCATTCCTGATCTTCGTTTTCGTCTTCATCGTCTTCGTCATCAACGAACCAGTGCGTTACGCCAGTTTTTAAGCTGTCGTCGTCATCGCTTAAGTCTGAGTCGTCATCGTCGACTTCTTCGTCGTCTTCGACAAACTGCCATTCTTCGTCAAGAAAATCGTCGTCGAAATTCTCGTCGCGCCTGTTGGCAATCGAAAGTTGCGAATACCAATCACACTCATCGCGCTGCATGACCGACTCCTTAGCCCACGTTCTTTTTTAATTCTGGTTCTGGCTCGGCTATACGCAAGCCATCGCACCAGGATTTATTAAGAAGAAACCCGGACAAGTTATTTATGGTTTTTTCTCCGGCAAAAACACCAGCATTCTCGAAACAGTTTAACAAAGCATTCCAATTAGGAGCAATGCCCGTTTTACGTTGGAGATACGTATTTACAGCTTTTTTATTGATCCACCAGTGCTGCCTATTCCGAATGAGAAAATCGTATCGTTGGTTGCTCTTTCTGGGCTGCGGCAGTAACGCTATATCTCCATCGGTTATAGCGTTGTTTATGTCGCGCATGAGCAGTATGTGGGCGGACTCTGGGCCGACAATAAGGCTTTCCGCGGCTAGCATATTAAAACTTTCTCCGTATGTCTGGTTTAGCCATTTATGCAGGTCGGCTAGGACGACCCTGAACAGCGGCAATCCAGATTTAACAGCAAGCCGGTCGCGTAATACATGCTGGATGTACGCCGGCAGCACGTACTTCAAATTGGTTATGTCTAGCTCGGCAGGGAATTTGGCGGTTGGCGATAAGGCGTACCAGCCGTAACTTGTGGCAGTAACTATACTTTGCGGCAGCGCTTTGAGTATTGCTGGGGCATGCAGTTCGCTTATTAGGCTGCCGCGGATGCTGCTGTCGTTATCACCGATGCTTTCCACAAATGTCGGCCACTGTAAATGCTGCATAACTCGTACTAGCCCGCCAGCGCTATTTAACACGCCAGTACCGACCGAGACGCTATGGCAACCAAGCTCATCGGCAATTGGCGCTACGCGGTCAAATAATCGGGAGTCGAGCGCAAAACCGATTGGATCTGCGTCCAGCGGCGGCGAGATCATGTCTGCCAGCACTACCGCTGTAAGGGCCCAAAGCGCAGCGTTCTCATGAGACGGCGCAAGTAATTGTGTAAGGGTTTCTGGCGCTACGGTGTCTGGTTCTGGGAAAGCTAGCGGATTAGCGGCGCGAAGCTCAGGATACGGTGTCGCTATTACAGTCCCGTCGTTCTTCATGCCGTAGTCGCGAAAATGGAATTCGCGGGTTTTGGCGTTCCATCCCGGCATCGTTGTTACAGTGACTGCTTGGGGCGGCTGGAGCATCATCGCAACGGACAGGGATTTAACATTCCATTGCGGGGCTGTGGTTACCAGCTCACCATGCTCAGCCATCATCCGGCACACGTAATTAAATAGGCCGGGTTTATCTACGTCTGTGGACGACGCAAAGAAATCATATGTGCTGCCGTCTTTTTTTACATATCCGTCGTAGAACTTGTGCCCCTCGTCCGTGTAGATAACGTGGGTGATTACTGGGGCGCAATTGCTTATGACCATGCCGCTGGTTGTTTGCCAGCAGTCGTCTCGGTCTAGCACGTCAGCCCAGTGACGCTTATTTGCGTCAACGCCATGATGCGGCGTTACGCGAGACAGGATTTTGTTGATTTCGGCGCTGGACAGGATTGTTCGGGTCTGCAGGAACTTCGTCAGTTTGTCCCGCATTATGTTGAGCTCTGAAGCGAATGCCTGCGCCGCGATACCTGTGTTTGTTTTAAACACCCGCTCGAGGGCCTCTTGCCAGGTAACAGCTGAACGGCGCATATCAGCCAGCAGCTTCACTGTCTGGCGCGGCGTATTTGGGCTTTCGCTGGCCCGCTCGGGCGGTACCGAAACATAACCGCGAGCAGCTGCGGCCTGAGACACCATTCCTGGCGTTACTGTCTTCCCGGCGAAGAATCGTTGAGCGTGGGCAAACATTTGAAGCGTGACGCCGTGGCTGGTCGCTTCTTTGCCGGTGTAGCTGGCGCATACTGGCAGAAAACCGGAACCGTGCCAAAGCTGCGAGGCTTGCGCCCTTAATACCCAAAGAGGGTCGTCTACAATAAAAAACGAATTACCCAGATTGCTATTTAAGGGTAATTGCGCGGTATGCATTAAATAATAGCCGGCATCTGGCGTGTATTTAGAGTTCCTAGCCACGCCAATAAATGCCCTGCTTTGCCTGAGGTCGTCTCCGTACTGAACTAAGAGAAACCCGCTAATTCTTTGAGGTAAATCGTAATATGGCAAAACCGCACATGGCGCCCTAGCCAGTTGTGCCGGGAAACCTCTGGCAACTGTCTTACAAAGCGTCTCTATTTGTTTAGGCTGCGCTACGCCAATAAGCTGAGAGCAATCAATATCTTTGGAAATACCCAAATCTCTGAGCTTGCTGATGATGTTTGGGTCGTCATGCGTCCAGAGCTGATTTTTGGCGTTTTCCCAGAATTTTTCAGCTGCAATGGCCCTAGTATGGACCTTTGTTAAATTGCCAACTTCTACGGCGACCTTG